CTGCCGTATGGTGTCCTGAAAAGTGCGTGGTGCTGGTGAAGTAGCGCGACGAAGTCTTCTGACGTCGAGTACTTTTCTGGCTTGGTGTCGTCTAGGACGCCTGAAACGTCGAGGGTGCGCTCTACCGATACCTGGAAGCTGTAGATTGGGTACGGTCTGGCACTTGTCGTGAAGGAGTCATTTGTCGACTTGATTGAATTGTCGACTTTCATTGGCTTGCCATTACCGTACCTGAGTACGGCTGCCTTTTCCACGCCTTCGGAGGTTGTCCACGTCCATACGCACGCCTTGTCGCTGATTTCGTCGCTCTTGTATGACGACCCCCATGTCCCGTCCGCCGCCTTACTGATATAGAAAACGGTGTACTTGACGTTTAGCGGGGCGAAAATCTCGAACGTTCTCTTCGTGCCTGTCTCTGCGGTCTGGCTGCATGCTTGCATGCCGCTTGGCGTGATCAGCCATACCTCGTCCGTGTCGTGCTTGTCGATTGTCGTGAGTATCGAGTCCCTGTCGGTAATCTCGTAGGTCGGCGTTACCGTGATGCCGTGTGAGGCAGTCCACGTGAGCGTTGTGTCCCACGTTCCGATCATCGCTGTGCCTGCCTCTGTGGCGATGCTCGCAGTCATGCTGATCGCTGTGCCATCATCTGGTATGGTCGTCAGCGCGCTTGTCGGCACGTTGATCGTGCCGTTTGCTGCCTCTGAGAGCGGCACTGTGTAAGCGTGTGCGAGCATTTCGTTTCCGCTATCCGTTGTCATAGAGCTGAGCGTTATGCTTGCCGCTGGCGAGTCGCTCGTCGTGCTATATGCTACCTTCATGCCCTCTGGCGTCCATGTGACGCCCGTGATTGTGAGAGTAGGACGGTATGATAGGATTGCGTCTGTCGCGCCGCTTGTGCCGTAATCGCCAGTTGTTATGCTTTTCATTGAGCCTGGAGCTGTATGCGTTCGCGTCGCATGCTGTCTGACTTCTACCTGTATCTCTACGAGGTCTGCTGTTACGTTATCCAGAGCGGGCAGTATGATTGGTCCATACGCGTGGATATACTCGCCGCTTGGTGTTGTCGTTGTTGGAGCGTTCACAGTGCCCCACCCGGCGTTGCTCGTGGAGTCGTCCGACGCGTTCATCCATGCTGTCCACTCGCCGAGGCTGCTCGCTGCTGGCTTGCGGTAACGCGTGCGGTAGCGTATCTGCCAGCGTGTGCCTGTACCACGCCATACGACGTCCCACTGTGTAGTAGTCCCCGCAAATCCGCCCGTTGTTGGACTTCCTGTCGTACCGTGTGCACGGATGCCATCTACTGTAGGTGCTGCCATGTACGCGTCATAAACGCCGGCTGGCTCGAGGTAGAACGCTTGCGCGCGTGACCCGTTCCTCACGAAAGTCTGGAGCTGTGTGCCTATGACTGTCGACGCCCCGCACACGTCCATAACTAACATATTAGTGCCCTCTGCTGCTACTGAGCGTAGCTCATAGCATGGTCCGACGGCGGAGTTATAATCCATAGCACCTGACGGGACGCAAACCCAACGCTGCGACTTGCTCATGCTTGCTGCTGACTGGTAGATTGGCTGACCGTTTTGCAGCGGCGTCCTTGCCTCTAGGAGCTTTCCGCTATGTGCCGCCGCTATGCTTGTCTGCCCGCTTGTCGCGTCGGTATCAAAAAGGAAGACTTGGCTGTTAGCGTATGAATTACGCCCCTGGATTTGTGCCTGCGCTCCTGTGCCTGCCGAGCCGCCAGCTATGCCGATTGCGAGCGTGCTATCTACTGCAGGGCGTATCACGTAGAACCCATCAGGCACGCTCTGTACGGGAACGAAGATCCACTCCTGGTCTGGTGCTGTGACTTCGTCAGTTGATATGACGACATTCTTCCCGTTCACCATATTATCGGGGGAGTGATCGGAGATTTCTAGTATGAGGTTCTTGGCGGCTTTGATGTAGATTTTCATCGGCGTGTAGGACGCGCCATGATATGTGACGTCAGACGCCCCGCTGACTGGCTCTATCGTCCATTGCTGTGCGTCAGTGAAGTTACGCGACCACTGCTGGACGTTAGTACCTGAGACCATTTTGGCACTGTCTACGTCGAGGACTTTTCCTGTAGCCGCGAAGCATAGTTGCTGACCTTTTGGTGACGTCCACACGCGAACGATTTGCGAGTCGTTTCCTGTCGCGCCCCAAATTTGTACGTTCGTGCCGTCGCGGTCCTGTGCTGCTGCTGAGTCGAGCGCGAAGTTCGTGTTGGCTACCGAAAGGATGATATATGAACCATCTGCTATTTTAGATTGTGCCATACATTGCCCTCCGTGCGAGGAGCTCTTTGAAGAGCTGCATGATTATTTGCGTTATCGCATCGTTATCATTCAGTCTCGCGCCGTCGATGTAAACGTTGTATGATGTGCCGCCTTTCTCAGGCATCTCTGCCGCCACAGCCCTGGCGAAAGGCGCCATTTTACGACGCCCCTCGAGCGGAACTACTGCCTCGCGTCCTGCCTCGCCTACGCCTACTCCTACGAGCGAAGCCATGTCATAGATACCGCCCGCTGCGTTCCAGCTGACGCTGAAGCTCGGAATCTTTAGGTCGCCTATGCCGCTGCTCTTCCAGTCGACGTTGATCTTAGGGAGCTTGAAATGAAAAAGATTAGAGATCTTGTCGCCGATACCTTGGAAGAAGCCGAGTATCTTGCCGGGGATGCCCTTGACGAACGACACGAAATCGTTGAATTTCCCGCCGATTGTGTCTTTGATATTCCCAAATTGGTCAGAAATCTTCTTACCAATACCCATGAACGCGTCGACTACTTTCTGCGGGATTGACTGTACGAATTCTCCAGCCTTATATAGCGCGTCGCCTGCGTCATTCCATGCTTTTACAACCGCCGCAATGGCTTCGATGATCCAATTGATAACGGTCACTAATATCGTTAGCAGAGAGATCAGCAACGTGAGGGCTGCGCCTGCTGCGTATCCGATAATGGTTCCGAGGGTTTCTACGAAGCTGGAAAATCCAGGCGCATTGTCTGTGCAGGTCTGTCCTAGGCTTGCAATGGAGTCATTCAGCCACTGTAGTGCTGTCTGGAACTCAGGCGAATTTATGACTTCGCCGAATGCGGAAGTAAAGTTGTTCCATGTCGTGCTTAGTACATCTACGACTCCGCTGATAACGCTGCCGATTGTGCTGAACGCATCGGTGACCTGCTGTGAGTCGACATGTGGAACAACGTCAAAGCCTAAAACCGCGTTTATCCCGTCTGCGGCTGAATTCCATAAATCTGTTATGCCATCAGCGAGCTCCTGCTGTACTGCCGGATCTTGAAAGTACTGTACGATCGCCGTGACGAGTGCCCCTACCAAATCGGGCGCGACATCCTTTAGGAAGTCGATGAGGCTACCCGCGAGCTTGAAAGCCGTAGCGATGCCCGATTTTAGCTTATCTGAAAAGTCAGGCTGGTTGATTTCATCTGTGATGCTGTTCCCGAGGTTTGTTATGAGTTCTGGCACAGCCTCGACCATGCTGCCGAGCGATTGTGCCATGACTGGGACGATGTTCTTTCCGAAAGTTATGACAGCGTTCGTTAGATTATCGCTTGCTTCTTTGACACCTTGTCCTGTTGAGATGGCAACGAGCCAATCGGACCAGCTTGCCTTTAGCACGTCTAGCGATCCACTGACTGTAGTCGCAGCCTCTTTTGCTGAATTACCTGCTATCCCCTGCTGCTCTTGGACGTCGTGGATTGCCTGTACGACGTCCCCCATTTTGTCTATCGTTAGGTCGCCTGCGCGTCCCTGTGCCTTTTCGTACTTGTTAGCATCGGCGATCAGGCGTTCCATTTCCTTCTTCGTGCCGCCATAACCGAGCTTAAGATTATCGAGCATCGTGTAATTTTGCTTAGCGAAGCCTTGGTACGCGTTCTTGACGTCCTCGATATTCGTCCCGAAGACACTGGCATTGTCTGCCATGTCGGAAATCGCGGTATTAGCCGATTGCGCAGCTTTTACTACGTCACCGCCAAAACTCTGCTTTAGTGAAGCGGCTAGCCCTGTGACCTGATCCATGTACTCATTGGAGGACATGCCGAGCGTATCGCGTGCCGCTGATGCGTACTGTGCTACGAGCGATGTCGCGTCCTGTGTCTGCGTCTTGAAAAGAGTCTCGATTCCGCCTGTGAGCTGTTGGTAGTTCGAGAATTCCTTCGTTGCAGCTGTAGTGACTATTCCAATTTCAGCCGCTGCTGATACTGCGAGTCCCTTGACAAGCTTTCCTGCGCTGCTGAGCGCGCTCTTGAGTCCAGAGGATAACTTGGCGTTGAAACCTTTCATGCTCGGGAAGATACTGACGTATGCTGTCCCGACCTCTACATTTCCTCCTTTTGATCCTGCCATGGCGTGCTCCTGCTGTGTGCTCTATGCGGTCGCTAGCCGCTCTTCGCTGTGTGTGCTCTGTGCTCCCTTCCTGTCTGCTGTCAGTACGCTCTGTGCCTGCTCTGCGTATGCGTTGCTATGCGCCGTCACTGTGCTTTCTCTGCGTATTCCGTCTTCTCTTTGCCGCTCTCTGCGTCGCTCATATCGCCATTCCACCACGCCTCGAAATCACTAACACGAATAGGCTCGCGACCGAAGTGACGTGTGTGCTTGCTGCTAGTCACACCTGGACGCTCGATAGGTGAGGGCGCTTGTACGCTCTTCGGATTCTCGGAGTGAGCGGTCATGTAGTGATAGTCGATCAGCGATAGCGTGTCGCATACCTGAGCTAGCAGCATTTCCGTCATTTCGCCGCGCGACCATACTGACTCCTCGGTGCGCTCTGGGTAGATAGCCGCAAAAGTCATAGAACCAATCGGGACTCCCCTGACGAAGGAGCAGAGTGCGTGTAATGACAGCCGTCTGCTATCTCCGTCGAGGGTTGCCCATAAGTCATCTAGGGTACGGTCGCATTGCGTCATGAGGTCGTACTCGATAGCCTCGCCGTGCTCATCTATGAGATGTGCGAGGCTTAGCGTTCCCCCACGCTGACACCATTATTAGCAGCGGTGTACTTCTCAAACCACAGCTTCATGAGAGGCATGTACGCATCCGTGCCCGCATTGCGGAAATCGTCGCCGAGATATGTCGCTGCAAAATCTACAAACCATTCGAGCATATCTGTGAGCATCTCTGCGTCTGGCGAGTCGGTTCCGTTCTCAATCGCTGCGCTGTTCACCTTGGCGAACTCCTTGAACTCGGCACTCGTCAGGCTCAGAGGGAGCTGCTTGATTACGCCATCCATCTCTACGGTCATCATCTGGCGCTTAGTAGAGAAGCTGAAAACCTGTGCGTCACTCATAACTGATCACCTACGCACTAGCCTTGACGCCATCGTCAGTGTAGATGTAGATGCTGTTCCCCGTTGAGTCAGGATGGCATGAGAGCGTTAGCGGGAGCTTGACTGCGTCGCTAGACGTGAAGTCAAGCTCGTCGACAGCGGTGATCTGCCCGTTAGGAACGACGATCATGATCTTTGTCGCCCCGTCCTTCATACGGAACAGCCAGCTGCGCGCTGGTGGAATGCTGGAGTTGAGGCTAACAACAACCTGCTCGCCGTGATCCTTCGTAGCAGGGATCTTCTTCACGTTGTCCTCGCCGAAAGCGTGACGGAGGCTGTCGTATGACATTTCCATCTCGCTCCACGTTATGGTAGCCGTGAAGCTCTTGAGGAACGTGCGGACTGCCGCACCGCTCCAGTCGTTGATGTCCGTCGTCGAGCGGTCTGGCGTTAGCGCGAGCCCATCGTCGGAAATGTATCCTGAGCTCTTGAAGCCCTCGGCAATTTCATCGACAGCGCTCGTTGGTAGCGTAGTACCGACAGGACCGTCCATGACTGCCCCTGTGGTAGTCTGATCTGGCGCTCCTACGAGAACCTTACTTACGTCTAGCATTATGCTTGCCTCCTTTCCTCCATCTAGAAGGAAAACGTGATACGAAAAAGAAGACGCCGCTATCCATGCAGGGCTTTCTGCAGCGTCGAGTGCTTTTGCTGTGAGTGTATGGTGTGCTTGTCGCCCGTATAGACGAAGCTGTGTGCCCGATATCCGTGCGTGCCATCCGAAACGCCATAGCCTGAAGCATCGTACATGCCGTTTGCCTTAGCCGCGACACGCTCGGCTTTGTTATGTACCATTCTGGCAACGGCGGGCATGTTCATGATGTCCTTAGCGATAGCACGCTTTAGAGAGAATGATGTTTGTACGCTAACGTCATCGCTCATTTGTTAGCCTCCGTAATGTCGAGGAGGTTCACCGTGAAGTCTATGTCGCATTCCCAAATGTAGTACATGCCGTCATCAGTCGTGCCGTATGAGAAAAGCGTAGGCGTCCCCGTGGACACGAAGTGATCGTCATAGCGTGTCGGCGTCTTTGGGTCAATAGGTGAGGATGCTGTTAGTGCGAGCTGGTATGCCATTGACTCTGCGACGTCATTGCTTTCTGCATAGACGCGGAAACCAAAACGAGGGTAATCGTGAGGGTACTCGATAGTCCCTCCGACGCGATTTACAAGGACGTACGTTCCCATCGTGAGCGTTCCGTCCCCCGCATCTGGCACTATTGTCACGCCTGCGGACGTTCCTGTAACGGCAGAAGCCCACTTGATAGCACCTTCTAGAGAGTCAAACACTTCGAACCGCCTCGCATGTTAGTATCGTATCCCAATAGAGCGGGCTGCTTGCCGAGTGCTTGACTCCAGTGATACGGTAGCCTCCGCCATAGGAAGCCGTCGTGTCACCGAAAGCGCATGATACTGGTGCTGTCTCTTTGTAGTCAGGAAGCTCGACGCGTCCGCCTATGTAGGCAGGGATGTCTGCGTCGCCCGCATGTATCGCTATCTGTAGCGTCGTGGTCGAGCCTGCCGTGCCGTAATCGTCCGTGCTGGTAATCTTCGTGCTGCTTTGTGCTATCAGGCAGTCTCTGAACGTGATCGCGCTGTCTGTCAATGTGCCGAGCTGCTTGCCGCCAGCATGAACGTGGAGACGGTCGCCTGCTACCTCTGAACGCTTTGCGTAGAGCTTCACAGTGTGTCCTATCGAGTATCCCATGGCGAACTCCTAGCCCAACCGCCCGTATGCGGCAGGTATGACGGAGAGCTGCGTATGCCCGATAGCACGTAGGAAAGCCTTTAGCGTCTGCCTGTCGAAGTACATGTCGCCTGACGGGTTTGCGAACTGCGCGCTAGCGGAGAACCCGTCTGCTGACCAGCTCGCCTGCGATACGTCACTCATGTCGCCAAGTCCCGTCATGACACGCGGTGCTATAGCCCGTCTCACTGAAGACACGACGAGCTTCTCCGCGAGGAGCTTCGCATCGTCAGACAGCGCGCTCGACGTGCTGATACCAGCAGTAGCGCGGAGCATCGCACTCTGCTCCACTAGTAGAGCCTCGACACGCGACTTGTCAGACGTAGTGTCACCTGTGAGCGCAACATACTGCGCGTACGTCGCATAGGATGTCGGTGAGTCAGCCACTTAGCACCTCCCTCTTGCTATCATGACCGTAGGGGGCGGTCACCCGCCCCCATATGTCATTCACGGATTACTTGCCATCCGTGCTCGTGGCAGAGATAGTCTCCTTCACGAGATAATTGGTGACCTCTGGCTTGACTTTCATGCCGGTAATCATGATCGTCTGGTATGCAGCACGCTCGTCAACATGGCTGTGCTTGATGCCGAGGAGTCCCGAGTCGGAAACCGTGTAACCAGCCTGCAGTCCGGCAATGTCAATGCCGTAGACGTTGATGTTAGCCGTCGGTGTTGCGAGGACCGTGCCCTTTGGCACAGAAGAGGAAATCACGACACGCGGAATGCCGAGGAAGCTCTCGAGGTATGAGAGTCCGAACGCCGTCTGGATAGTCACTTGTGCGTTGCTGAGGTAGTCCGCCGCATCATAGCGATTGATGAAATGAATGATCTCGCCAGCGGAGTCGGAACCGGACTCGAGGGCGTCACCAACCTCTGCCTCTGCGTTAGCGAGAGCTGCCTGGAGGTTCTTGCCGCCGCGCTTGCCAGCAGTAGCTGCTGCTGTGAGGTCGGTGTAGAACTTCGCGACAATCTTCGCGCGGATTTTTGCGGAGAGCTTCGTGTCCTTCTTGAGCACTGCCGGGATGTAGCCAGCTGTGAGGACGTCCTGCTCTGTTGTGAGCGTGCGATAGTACGCAGGAGCCGCAACGTCAATGATTTCCTTAGTCGAGGACGTCTTTGAGACTGGGATTTCGTCGCCCTCGGTGTAAGGTGTCTCATTCAGCGTTACGTTCACGGTAGTCGTGCGGAGCGCTGTGCCTGCCGGGACGATCGTCGGCGTGACAACTCCGAGAAGGTCGGCGAGGGCGTTGTATGACCCGTCGAAAGCCTTGATGATTTCCTGCTCGAGACCGACATTATCGTCGGTGTGGAGCGTGGTGTTTTCAATAACTGCCATTTTGGTGATCCTCCAAAATAAAAAATTTATTGCTTGCGGTATAGGTCCGCATGAGCCGCACGTGCCTTCACGCGTGCGATTGGTGACGTGAGTGACTCGATAGAAGCCTTTGTGACGGTAGAGGCTGCTTCTCCCTGTGGTGCGCCACCCTGGTCTGACGGGTATTTCTTTTGCCCCGCCCATGCCTTGATTTTGGACGCCGCCTCCTTCGCGGTGTCGATGTCGGCATACCCTTCGAGGATTTCCTGTGGCACGCCTGTTTCTTCCGCGATCTTTGATAGCTCCTTAGCACGCTCGGTGTCAGCCTTTAGTGCCTCGAGCTCGTTCTGGAGCTTCTCTGCCTGTGCCTTGACTTTTTCGAGCTCTTCTAGATTGCTCTTCGAGCGTGTCTCCCACTTACGTGCAAGCGATTTCCACGCCGTGGCGTCATCGGAAGCATGCTTACCATCATTAGCCTCGTCATTTCCCTGCTCTTCGCTTCCCGTGTCGGTGCTTGAGCCTGTAGCGTCATCCGGTGCATGCTTTGTAGCGTCGTCCTCTGCCTTTGCGGTGTCATCGACTTCTGCGTTGACTGCTGGCTTCTTCGTCTCGTCTGCCATTGTAAAAACCCTCCGTGTCGGAATTCCGGTGTGCCGTTGCGGCATTATCCGTATATAACTAAGTCTCTGCATACTTTTTGCGTTTCGCTTTTAGTATGCGTAGAGCAAATCAGGGCGCGGCGGCTCGCGCAAGCACGCCCTGGTAAGCGAGGTTAGACAGGCAGACGCTCTGTCACACATAGGAGTCTATGTGGTCGAGGCGTCCCCTGCGTCATTCTTTAGCTTCAGCTGGTACTTGTTCCGCCAATACCCTGAGTCCTTGTTCATCTGCCTGAGCATGTCGTTTCTCTCATCGTGCGCGTCATCGCCCGATGCGTTGCTCAGCGCTTTCCTATATGTCTCCCTCAGAGCTTCTGGGTCATACCCTGATACCTTGGGATGCTTCGAGAAGGACACGACGCTTTCGCAGCGGCAGTTTGGATGCCTTACAGGTGCTAATGTTTTCTCTGTGCTATACACAAAGCCACGCGATGCGATCATGTTGCACCATGCACACGCGCCAGGCTCGGGGACAAGCGCCCACTTTGGCTTCGCCGGGTCGTGCCTAGCCCATGACAGGAGCGTCCTGTCGGCAATCGTTCCGCAATCCTTGACGATACTTCCCTGCAGCTGCTGCGTCACGCCGTCTGTGTCTGCCCAATCGACGATATCCTCCAAGTCGGCACGCGCGAAGCCCGTCGCCATCTTGTACAAGGAGTCATAACTAATCTCTACCGTGTGCCCGTCGTTCATGCCTGCCGCGTCGCGCATATTCTGGTAGAGCTCGAGTGCAACGTTGGCATGAACGTATGAATGCTGCGCTACAAGCTCCGGGTACGCTGCCTCAAGTCCTTCCTGCAAGTTTCCAGCACCTAACTTCGTGACAACGTCCATTACCATTTTTGCCACGGATTTAGAAGCAAGGTCGAGGTTTGCGTTATATGCTGTCGACGCAGCTGATAATGCAGCCTTCTCAATCGCTGTAGAAACCATGACGTGCTAGCACCTCCTCTGCTCTGTCCACGAGACGGCTGTCGTCCGCTGTGGCGATCAGTAGCGTCGGAACGTAGAAAGACGGAATGCCTGCATACTCGCCCGTTTTCCTAGCACCCGCTATAGCACACAGGAAGTCGGCATCCGTCACGCCGAAATCGCTGAGGTCCGCATCGCGAGACACTGTGTACCCATATCGCGAAACACGCCGAGCGTACTCACGCCACCGCGCGTCATGACCGCGTGTATCCTCGCACGTGTGAAGCAGCTCATGCATCACGGCGGAGCAGAGCAGCGCGTATGGAAGCTCGCTATATATGAGCACGGGGTTTATAAGGATACGATAGAACCCGTGATACCCACGGCATACACCGAACTGCTCCGCTAGAGGGTACCTCGAAAGGGACACCTCGACATCATACGAAACCGGCACGCGGCATTTGTCGCAAACCTCGTAGGCTTTTGCCGTCACGTCGGCTATATTGTAAATCATGATGCATCACACCCCAAATTGCTGCCTGTTGCTATTAGGTAGTCTCTGCACCATTGGATGCATTCGCCGTCGTGCTATTGGTCGTGGCTGTTGCCATGCTGTCAGTACCAGCGCTCGTGCTGCTGCTGCTCGTCATGAGAGCGTTGAGCGCGGCTGTGATAGTCTGCCTCTGTTTTTCGTTATTGAGCCTGTCTATCGTCGCCTCAGTCAAGCCTATGCCCTCGTAGAAGACACGCGTCCCGATAATGGAAGTATCTACTGCCGCGAGCTTAGACCATGCGTCCGCACGGCTTGCTATCGTAGGCATTGACGGGTCGGCGAATACCGCCTGGACGTTCGCATACCCTCCGAGATCATCATACGAGACAGAGTTGCTTACGGCTAACATCATCCTTGCCACGTTTTCCAAAGCCTGTGCGTCGCAGCGATTTCCCGCCTCGATTTCTAGGCAAAGCGGATCATTCGTCGCATTGAGCGCGTCGCTGCTGGTGTAGTTGTTCGACAGTACGCCGAGCTGAGCCAACGGGACGTTAGTCGCCCCTGAGAAACGCTGTGCGTCCATCTCGAACGCCTTCTGGAACGTCTCTGGGTCAGGCGGGTCAAATTGTCCCACCGTAGGAACTGACCCGTCCTCGTCCTTCGTTATGGCGAGGTACGTTCCCATGTACGTCCTGAGTTTCGCCATCTCCGAGAGGGCACGCTGGCTCTGAGCATCCGCTGTGCCGCTACTATACGCTGTGCTAGCCGTCGCGCTACTATCCGCCGCGACGAACTCATCGCTATCGGTATCGTCCTCCGCGCTATCAGGAGCTGGTCCTGAGAAGAAGTCACGCGCGACACCGAGCAGAAAACGCTGAGGGAACGTGTAGAACTCGCTCGCTATCTCCGCACGCGCCAAATCACGAAGGCTCGTATCTATGATATCGAGCACCTCTGGCGTCAGGACGCTATGCCCGAGCGGTCTGTCCGCATCAGGATCATTGACTATGACCTCCATCAACGGTCGCCCCATGCCATGCGGCATGACCTCGCACTGCCACGCGTACGTGCCTGGAGTACGCCATATGCTGAGCACAGCGTCAGCAAAGTGAGCCGTATAGCGCGTAGGGTTACCATCCGCATCTACATCCGCCAGCACTATCCCGCACTTGATGCGGTTCATGTCCTTGTCCCATAGGACAGCGCACTGCCTCGCGGAATATCCTCGCACGACGACGCTCGGCTGCCCCTCACCGCCAGCCATTACCGTGTAAGCCGCCAGCCCGTAAACGTACTTAGACACGGCTAACTTAGCCTGCAGCTGACGCACCCCGTTCTCACGCACAAGCTCGTCAAGCACGTCATCCGCGCTCCCATTAGCACGAACGAAACCCTGGAAATCCTGCCTACTAGTACGTGCCTTCACCGCTTTCGCCGCCCAACCGCACACTGGGGCGAGCTTCGCCTCTACCTCTGACGGCATAGAGATACCGAGCGGGTGAATGCGGTTATGCATGCGGTAGTACTGCGCGAGCATGTCGTTACGCGTGCCTACCGCCGCCCAAACGTTGAAAAGGTCCTCGACATCGGAAGCATACTCCGCTGGTATGACATCCGTAGGCGGCACTAGTATCGGCGTGTCCCCATAATCAACCAATCTTGCCATGTTATCCTCCGCTTTATGCTTTATAGAAGCTGCTGTTTCACGCCTGGCGTACGCTTCGAATGCTTCACTCCGTAGATCGCGAGCGCGACCGACTCGATAGGCGTAGAGTCCGCATTACCGCCGCTACCGAAGCTCCAACCGCCGTTACGCCCTACCCAACGCCGCACGCTGCCTACCGCAGAGGAGCGCAGCGTGTCCTGCTTGGAATGCACCAAGCTCCCGTCCGCGAGCGAGTCGACAAGCAGCGCGCTAGCCTGCACGACGACCTGCGGCGACGAGTCAAACACAAAGCGAGCGGGCACTTTCAGCTCCGCTAAACGGTTACGCAGAGCAAACGCAGAGCCCTGCCCGTCAATCACGACGCACGCGACACGCTTAGCCCTAGCCGCCAACCATGCCGCTAGAGCCTGCATGCCATCACCCGTGCCGCCCGTCATGATAAGCTCAACCGCCACGTCACCAGTCTCGGAGAGTTTCGCGCCCGAAACCGCATACGCCGAGCCATCAGGGGAAAACTTGACGCCAAACGCCACCCTCTTCCCGTACTTTTTCCCGTCAATGCGTTCGACAGCAGCCGCATCCCATGCGTCTGCCCCGATCGGCTTATCGAACGCCTGCTCTAGCGAACGCCACCAGCCGAGCCGCTCGATACAAAACCCTACTATGCCGTCGCTCGCGAACTCGTTAGCAGTCCATGCCTCCGACAACGAGGAGTACCCGAGTGATGGATTAGTCTCATAGACCGCGTCTATAACGTCCGTCCATGCCGCGTCCTTGCCGAACTTGTGCTCTACCGACCACTCAATCCATGACGTGCCTGGCACGGGGCTGCTCAAAGCTCCTGAACGGAAGCGTGGAAAAACGTCGCCAATCGTGTCATACTCTGGCGGCGTCCCCATATATATGATCTGACGCTCTCCGCTTTTTGACGCGGCGAGCGTATATAGCAAAGCCTCGAGCTGACCGCTAGCCAGCTCCTGTGCCTCGTCAAAAATGATCAGCTGTATATCCGAAAAGCCACGCCTACCGGACGTCGACCGCGAGGAAAACTGTACGCTACCGCCGTTCTTCAGGTATATAGCCTCCTCGCCATTAGTCCGGCGTATGCTTTTTACAAGCGAGAAAAGCTCATGAGAACACTCTTCCTTGAAGTAGGAGCACAACCGCTCAAACGACTCCTTCGCCGTTCGCACCTGGTGTGCCGTGTGGAGGATATGCCAGCCACAAACTGCCGCGCAATAAACCTCGAGGACTTCTACTACGAGGTTCTTCCCGTTCTGCCTCGGGACGCTCAAACCGTCCGAAGGGAAAACGAGGTTGTCATGATCATCACGCGCCGTCCAATCGTGGAGGACGAGCTTCTGCCACGGGAAAAGCCTAACACCGAGCGACTCTGACAGCATGGCGATATCATCCACGCTGTCATACGCAACGGTGGCTGTCGGTACCGCGACATGCAAACGAGGCGCCTGGCTACCCCTCCGAGCCATCCCTATCACCTGATGATGCATCATTCAAACGCGCTACAATTTCCAGCTCGCGCTCTGACAGCTTCCATACATGAGGCGCGTTTTGAGGCGCGGTTTGACATGCTGTCTCAGCTTCTCTTATTTGTGTGGCAAGGCGGTCGCTCAGTAGAAACCCCCCGCCATACACATCCTTCTTCACTGCCTTCTGCTCGTCTAACGCGCTAATACGTGCACACTCAGCAGCTGGCACTTGAAACCGTATCCCATGGGAGGCGTATTTGTTACATAGTGCGGAGGTAATGACATTGTCTGGGTACCGATACGTAGGACGCGACGCCTTGCCATTTTCTGCCTGTGCGTCCATAATTTTCTGACGCAACTCTGGGCAAGTCTCTAAGACGATGCCATCATCTGCGAGGTTAGTCACGAAACCAGTATTCACACTCGCGCCATTTTCATATGTGATCTGTGCGTGTGCGCAGAGGCGATTGAAACGATCATAGTACTTGCTAGCGAGCGCTAGCATAAGCAAGCCTGGGGCAAAAAGAAAGAACTTTATGTCATGCTCGATGTAGAATGTGATTATCTGTGATAGTATAGAGAATGGAGGATTATCCACGACTACCTTGCCGGTATAATCGAAGTGCTCGTAGTCGCCGCCTGGGTAGAATGGGCTGACTACAGTAGAAGCGTCTATTCCATAACGTTGTATGACATAGCCGAGAACGGCATCATATACGGCAGGCGGAGTGTAGCAGTCATCCGTCGTCTTTTTTGGTTTGAATTTATTGACGAAGCGATCGTAGTCATAGAAGTCCTTCCTCGAAGGACCGCCCTTGCCGCTCATTGCCTTGCTCCTTGCGCCTACTCGCTAGACGCTGCTCTCCTCTCTTTCCTATTACTAGTGACCAGCTGCAACACGCTCTGCGACTGCGCTGCGTTCTGCGCTGTGCTGCTCTGCGAGCTGTCCTGCGGTGCGTCCGACTGACCGAGGTACTGCTTTCCAAGCCAAATAGCCATCGCCGGACTCTTCTTCGCAAGCTCAAACTGCGCACGCCGCAGCGAAATACGCCCGCCCTGCGACTTACCCGCATAAACCTCGCCGAACGTCTGCCTATACGTCCGCTTACACCACCGCTGGATAGTATCCTCCGAGCAGCCAAACCAACCGGCTATCTCATCGAGAGTGCATTGCATATAGCACAGCTGCTCGAACTGGTGCTGGTCAATCTCTATGCGCTTTCTGCCCATAGCATGACCTCACACTTTATCGCTGTCAGTTGGCTTGCTGACTTTCTGTATGAGGAGGACGACGAATATCGCTATAACGGCGCATATCGCTACGAGCGCGTAGAAAATGACTGGCACGGCGATTGGTGCTATGACTAGCCACCACGGGATGTTGACGCTGAATTGAAGCTTGATAACTGCCATCAGCGCAGTGATTATGGCTAGTAGTAGCCAAGTTCCTTTCTTCATTCCTCCTTCCTCCTACAAGATGTTGTTGTTTTGCGTCTGGATTTTTAGCACATGTCGGGGGGATTTTGCCCTGTGCCTGCGGGGCTGGCGAGGCGACACTAACACAAAAGACCCCCCTGGTATCGCCTCAAAAACCGCACAACCCATCACCAATCCGTCGTAGTATCTTCACGAGCGACCGTCTTGTGCCTCCTAATAAGCCGCTCACGCCTCACAACCTCACGCGCCTTCTCTACAAAATCCAAAGGCGACGCCCAAAAAACAAACTCCTTGATAACTTCTTCCTGTATCATCCTCACAGTCTCTGGTGACTTAGCACCACGCCATGCGTTGCAGCACCTATGAGCAGGAAGGACGTTATCAAAATCGAAAGGGTCGCCGCCCTTGCTCACGGGAACGATCTCATCGCACTCACAGCACAACGGATCGCCTTGCGGTATGTCATAGTCTATAGCACAGCCGCAAATCCAGCACGGCTTCCCGCTCTCGCGAACGTACCGCAACGCGGCGTTGCGTCTTGCCGAATTTCTTCTTCTCGCATTGCTGCTCATGGCGTTCACGTCCCTGCATGCTGAAGGGGACGCCGCGTGCATTCCATACGACACGGTGTCCCCTTCATGTCATGCTCTAGAAATCGACGTCCTCATCAACCACGTCGTACCTGTGATGTCCTAGCATCCACCCGTAAAGGTCATTCTCTGAGCCTTCGTCACGCTTTTTGTCGCAATCGCTTTGTGCATCGTCATCATCGTCATACCAGCGATTTGTCTCCATCCAGCGCTCCCGTAGCTGATCAAGGTTCTCGTTGCTCTGAATGAACTCCCGCTCCGCAGGAGTCATGCCGTCCTCGTCTGCGAAGTACTCGTCTGCCATGCGCGTGTAGTAGATATCATACTCTGCCGACGACGGCACATAGAAAACCTGCTCGTCACACTCGAGCCCAGGAGCACCGTCTGCTGTCTCGTCCCACTCATTAGTGTCGAGGACTTCAGCTGCCATAATGCTTGCTGTGTATGCGTCAGGGCAGCTGAAGAACAGGTAATCCAGCTCGTCATCGCCTGTCGCGTCGTTATAGCGACGGAATTCTTTCTCGACGAACCAGCCCGTCTTGGGGTTATCGCCACTATGCCACACTCGTACGCACATGATACGTTCCTCCTTGCGCTTACCGCGCAACCCTACGCACTGGAGCCGCGTACCTTTTCCCATCTGTGCTGCTCCAGCATCTCTATCGTGTAGTCTATGTGGTCGAGGCGTCTGAAAATGGCGTTTTGCGTTTTCGCCGCCTTTTCGCGAAAACCCATGACCGCCAAGTCCCTAAGTGCCCTCTAGACCGAACTGCTTGCGTCATGCTGACTCTGAGTCTATAGTGCCTCGACAGCAAAAGCCCTCCGACATCGTGCGCCAAGGAGATGGGATGGTGGGCATGGCGCGCTCAACGCGGAAGACAGAAAAGGGTGCGAGGAACGTCCGCGGAGCATAATGATGCCGAAGGGCTTCATACTGTGTAGTATCGCATGCTACCATCCGCTCGCAAAATGAGCGCGTCTTCTAAACGCCACGCGATCCGCCAAGTCCCTGGTATGCATGCTTGCTGCTGTCCCCATATGCAACGCTATGAGACTGCATACTGCTTCACTGCATGCCTGCCTGCATGCCACGCTTCATGCTGAGCGTGCCGCCATCGCTCACTACACGCGAGGCGTGGAGCACGCTGTATGCTCACGCTCGCGTACAGCCGTCATTGAGCACACGAGCAGCACGCCTCCGCTCGCGGAATGACATGCTCAGAGCAAGCACAGAGCTGCCCGTCGAGACCGAACAGTCCTTTGCCTTCGTTCTTATCGAATACGAAACCCTTGCAGATATCGTCCGCCGTCGTGTCAGTGACAACGGTTTTCTCTATCTTCCACTCTGTTCTCCTTCTTAGTCTTGTTTCCTTCCAGCGGCTAGTGCCATAGCTAGCGTATAAATTGCCGTGCCGTACGACATTATATCGGCACTGCTTGCTGTGACTGCGAACCACCAGGCTAGTGCGTGCTGTGCCTCCTCCTTTTCGTCAGACTTGGCACGCTGTGCGGTGTCCAATGCGTCAGCAAACGTTACGCGACGCTCTGCGATACCCTCTGCGAGTGCGGCTCCGCACGAAGTTCCTATGAGCGTACTCCCGTCGTGTGGGGCTTTCTCTGCGATAAAATACTCGAAATCAGCGATATCCTCTACCATTACGTTCGAGCACGTGAAGTCGTGCTCTATTGACTCTATAGCGTCATCGCGTGCTGTAGTGTCACCGAGCATGACTTGTGAGTCTTGTGGCATGTCATCGGCGTATGTGATAAGCCTGTTTTCTGCCTCGTATGTGGCAAAAGCGCAGACGCTCTCGATTGCGAGCCCGAGGTCGTCCTTTTGCTTACCAACAGGAATTGCCGATGCTATCGCACGATAGTCATACCCAGCGCTTTCTAGCAGCGATGTCGCCCTCATGGCGTCAGTCACTATACGGACGGCGTCTTCCATCGTCTGCGTGTCGCTAGCTTCGTAGCCTACAACCTGCGTCGTGCCTAGGATTTTATGCACGTCGGCTTCGGTCGCGAATTGCGAGTTGTCATGCACTTCCATAATTGTCCCCCTTTCTCTTTTTTTTTGCCCATCTTACAATGCCATGCTGCTCTATGCGGCATCATGCGTGTCAGCATCTGGCTCTGTCACTGCCTCTGCATCCTCTAGCAGGTCGTATGCTAGCCGCTGCGCAATATCACGATACGCACGTACATTGCCCGCAGGGAGCTGGATAGTTATAACCTCATCGTCGCATTGTTCTTCTAGCGCGGCAAGCAGTCGCTGTGCGATGTACTGCTCGCTGCTGTGTCCTTTGCAGCTCTGATCGTCTTCCGCTAGGAGCGCGAGGAGCTGGTGTAAAGCACTATACCGCGACCAAGCAACGCCTCGTACTATGACTCCGCCGTAACTGTCCGCCGCTGGATTGAGTGTGATTTCCTGAAGCGTATGCTCAAAATCTGCGCGGCTGTCTGCTGCCTTCTCCTGTGCTGCTGATACCACCGCACCGTCATCCTGCTGTACGTCGTCGCTGACTGGCGTCTCGTCGTCATAGTCAGGTGACGGTGTGCCGCCGTTTTCTGGTCCTACATACTCCCACGCACGCTCACGGGACGTCACGCCGAGAACGTCGGTATGGCGGACATTACCTGCCCCGTCTAGCTGCTTCCAGTACGGCGAATTCTCGATAGCACCTGCTAGCGGACGACGAGCAGCGCCGCGTATCTTCGAACCTGCATCTGACCTCATGTTGAGCGCCTCGCGAAGCGCCGTTGAAACGGTGATCACGTCTCCCTTGTGCCAAGGTTCAGGCTCTGTCGGTGCCGAGGAGATACGCCCTGCTAGGTAATCCCTACGCGCGTCCTGATACGAGCCAGCCGCACTGCGGTCGGTTAGCCAGTCGGCAACCGTGATTTCATCCTGCCCCTGAGCCATGTGCTTCGCATTGACTGCTTCAGACAGATCGCGGAGTTTCGCAGGAAGAACCAGCGAGTGCAGGAACTTCTCCTTGCCCTCTGCCTTTAGGTCGGCGAGCGCCTCCGCCCATGCCTTTTCGACGAGACGCTGTGCCGTGCCGTCAAAGAACAGCTTGCTCATATCGTTCTTCCGTCTGCCGCACTCTACTATGAGCCAACGGCGGTTGCCCGTATGATCCACGAGCAGGTCGCTCTCGTTAGCCGTCACGACGAAAAGACAGCTGCGTGGAACGCGGACTATATCATGCCCGTATGGGCGGCGATACTCGTCGACCCTGCGTGTGATCATATCGCGGACGATTGGCACCTCCGAGCGGCTGAGCGACGTGCCCTCACCGAGCTCGGCGACAAGCTTGCCGCTCCAAAGCATCTGTGTGTCACGAGCACCGAGGTCGCGGTTCACGTCCGTGTACATCTTGTCCGCGTCGAGGGCTAGCATCTCGCAGAATGTGCTCTTGCCTATGCCTTGCTCACCGCGCAGAACCCATGCATAATCGACCTTAGCCTCTGCCTGGAAACTTGCACGCGCCGCTAGCCCCCTGAAAAGCAGACGCTCCTCGGCACGTGTCAGCTCATCGTCAGGTGCATCAAAAAGGGAACGCAGGACGGTGCCTGTTGCTGTCTCTTCGTGTGCCCACGTCTTTCCTCCATCATGCGAGTACTCGTAGCCTGTGCCTGCATGACGTGCCATGCAGCGAGCCGATAGCTCATCGAGGACGCGCTCGAAAGGCGAGAACATACGCTTCGGTCGATGCGTGAAGTACGTCCATGCCTGAAGCGTGAAAGCACGATCTATGCCTGACTCGAAACCATGATGCTCTAGGTACACCTGCACGGTCGGCAGGTCGCTGTCCACGGAGAAAACGCGTGGATAGGCGGCTAGCGACTCAGCGCCCTCCTGCTCGTCAATGCACGGCGCGAGCAGCCACACCTGATCTGTGAAACGGTCCGTGCGGACGTTCTCTGCTATGCGCGGGTCGTACTCGAGGATTTTGGCGACGTTGGTGATCGTTTTCTTTAGCTTCGACGGCTGTCCGTCCTTGTCGCGGAAGTATGATAGCCCCTTCGGACCAGTCACGCTCCCTGCCATTGACGCCGCTGTGTTCACATGAGAGTTATCCGTATATGACTCGAGTGGCTGTGCGTCGTGTCCGTTCGGGTAGCGGAGCACAGAGTCGACGATCGCGTTCACCTCTACGATATCCAGCGGTGTTGTGCACGCCTGGAGGTTCTCTGCCTGCACTGCGGAGCGGAAGCGTTCCTCGTCACCGTCCTGGAACGTTCCCTGCCCGCGGAGCGAGCACGCGTACCGCATGAGGTAGTCGTTACGGCTGCCTGTGCCGACACTGTGTGCCGCCGCTCTGAGAAACTTCTCGCCAGTAGCGACGCCTGAAGGACGCCCGCCAAAGGCAATCGCACGCTGCCCACGAGCAGCCACCTTTGCCTGCGCCTTCACTTCCTCCACGGCTGTGATAAAACTGCGAACTTGGTCGTCCGCGTGAGCAACTGCGAGCGAGTTAATCGTCCCATCTGTCGGTACGAGCTCCATGCCGTGCTTACGCATCAGGCGATAGGGAACGCCGTCGATTTTTGTCGGTGCTGCACATATGCAGGCGTTGTCATGTCTCCAGTCGACGCCTGCACCAGAACCGCCCGTCATCTGCGGTAGCTGCTCGCGATCTGCATTGATCCAGTACAGAAGGTGCACGCCGTTGTGTGGTGTAGTCTGAGCGAGCGTGTCCGGCAACGGACCGTGCTCACGTTCCCATGCTTGGAGGAATGCCACACCGTCCTGTGCAGGATCATGCCTGTCGCAGTCGATCGCGAAAACTCGCATGCCCGGTATGAGATAGTCGCCCATCGCAAGTGACACGCCATAGAGATCGCTACCGTTTCCGTACCTCGCTACCCAGCTCTCAATTGTGCAGATGTTCGAGCTTGCGCTCTTCTGCCATGCTGGGAGGGCAGGGATTTTTGACCCTGACCTCAGCGGAATGACACGAAAGCCTGCGTACGCGTAATCCTCAGCCTGTGCGAGTACTGTACCCCTTCTTTCTCCCTTCATCTTGATACACCATCCCGAATAACTCGCGCTCTGGTCCCACTACCAGTGCCCTTTTCTGCTGTGTAGTCTATGGTGTCGAGCCAGCCGAAAATGCGATTTCGCCGTTTTTGTGAAAATACGGAAAATCACTTGACCGCCAAGTCCCTAAGTGCCCTCTAGCCATACCGAATCGCCATGAGCGTGGTACTTCCTCTTGACGCAATCCATGACGGAAATGTCACGGGTTTCCGTCATTCCGTCAGGTTTCCGTCATCGTAAAAATGCCCATTTACCTGCGAAAACTCCAAAAAATGACGCAATGACGCAATAAAACGCCCCAACTTTTTCTGTATCTTTTTATCTATAGATGTCTCTCCTCGATTTTTTTATTTTTTTTTGTAAAATATTTCCGTCATTCCGTCAAAAGAGAGAAAAATGCCCATTTACCTGCGGAAACGCAATGACGGAATACCTGACGGAAATATCGAGGGGTTTCCGTCATTCCGTCAGGTTTCCGTCATCTGCCTACACCAGCGCAGACGGCTCTTGCAAGGTCTGCCCGCCTGATACGGATGCCTCGCTGTGCTCCTGCTGGCATGAATGCGGGTAGCACCCCGCTGTCTATTGCGTCGTAGAGTGTCCGTACCGAGAGTCCCGTTATCCTGCTTGCCTCCATGACGGTCACCACCTGTGGTGCGTCGTCAGCAGTTCCGGCTTCGCCAGCTGCTCCACTTACCCTTGCGAGCTCTGCGGATGAGATGCGTACGCGATGCCTTGGTCCTAGCGGTAGCGTCTGGATCTCACCGCTCTTTATCATGCGGTAGACCGTCGTCCGCGCTATGCCGAGCTCTGCAGCTGCCTCTGTAGCCGTGAAGGTTCTGAATGCACCATATCCTTCCATTCCCGTCTCCTTTTTTTGCCCTGGCGTTCCGTTGTGTTCCGCGCTGTAATAATATTATCGCAATGCATGATAATAACACGCGATATTTTGGTAATGTCGTGGTTCTTGGAGAAATCTTCACAATGGCGACGGATATTGTCGTGCCGGTGTATGATTGGTTCATTGGATTGCGATGGGAGGTTATGGGATGGATTTGGCGAGCATGTCGAGCGGTGAGCGTGTCCGTGCTCTTCGCAAGGCTAATGGTATGACGCTTGCTGACCTTGCTGACGCGGTTGACGTGTCTGTGTCGATGCTCAATCGCATCGAGCTTGGTCGTCGTCCGCTTGGCGAGCTTGCCGTTTCCATTGCCGCTGCGCTCGGCGTGAGCGAACGGGATCTCACAGCGCCGCCAGATGAGCGCGTCCCAGGCGAGGTGAGAGAGGCGTATTGCGACCAACTGCTGACACGGCTGTCGCGTGAGGATGACGTTTCCATCGTGCGTGGCACGACGCTTGATGCCTACGTTCCGCTGTACTTCGCCGTGAGGCGTGGCATCGTTGACGCGAACCCGTTCGCTGCCGTGCGATACGTGAAACCGCGCGCATCACGGAAGTCTGACCATGGCGTGTGGTCTTACTCCGACCTGTGCGCTATTGCCGATGCGATACGCGGGCAATGGTGGGAACCTGCTTGGCTGCTGAGCGCTTTCGGCGGGCTGCGTGTCAGCGAGTCGCTTGGCGTGAAGGCTGACGAGGTGAGGGCACTGAGCGTGCATGGAGTTCCCGTCGTGCTGGTGCCAGTGCTCCGACAGGCTCACCCGAGGCGGCGCGACGTGTCCGACCGCTTGAAGACAGCGCAGTCACGCAGGGTGGTTCCAATCGCCGGTCCTGCTGCCGAGCGTCTTGCACAGCTCGCTGCCGAGCGCGCCGGTGACTGGCTGACGTCTGATGGCACAGGCGTCATCGTGTATCGGCTGACATACGTGAATGCCGTGCGCAGCTTCATGAGAGACAGCGCGTTCGACGATCACCCCGTACGAAACCTCCGCAACTCATGGGAAACCTACATGCGCTGGGAATGGTGCATGAACCCACGCTTCACCGAACCCGTTATGGGACATGCCGTTGATGGCACGACTGGAACCTATTACGACAGACCGTCTGACGAGCAGGTTGCTGGTGTCTTCGCTGATGCCTATAAGGACTTCATGGCGCGCAAGGACATGACTGCGTAGGACATACCAGCGGGGCAATACGTACGGAATAAATTGATTGCGTATTTCCGTATGCCTATTCCGTACGGTGTAGGCTCCGATGTAGCCATGAATAGTGCCTGTCGTCTCGTGCATTGCCATAATTGCACTATCATCTATGCCGTTGTGTCTGATGGCACATGCATTGGACGATTGGGACGCATAGGGACGCGGATTTTATAAGCAGCTCATCTACCTGGCGTTTTAGGCGCTAATTGCGTCACTGTGTAGTTCAGACAGAAATACATGCGTAATGCCGTAGCGTCTCATAGCGTCCTTTACCTGCATATTTAGTGCTCTAAATGTCGCCGTGTACCGATATTATCGGCGACTAGGGACGGAATTGGGACGTGGATGTCCTCCTTTCTATTGACGTTTGCAGCGATCGTTTATTGTGTAATAGACGAAAAGTATGCATAAAATGACGCCCTCCGAACCATGCCGAAGGGCGTCTATCAGTCATATTATGTCGTGGATACTTGCTTAGAACTGCCCCCTGTTGAGCGCCGCCTGCATCTTCTGGACTGTGAGGCTTGGAGAGTCGAGCCTGCCGTCCTGCTCAGTGCCGTAGTGAGCCTCTAGCGCCTTGATAGTGCCAGGTCCGAGAATGCCGTCAGCTTCTGCTCCGATGCGTGCCTGTATTGCCCGCATGACCGTGCTGCCTGTCGGGTTACTGACCCATTCCCATCCTGTAGTAAGCCCCGCCGTGATGCCGGCATTTTTCCAGTACGCATTTTGAGAACTTACGACGCCGTCCTGTGGCGTACCGAAGAACTGCTGCAGCCTGCGCGTTGTGCCTGACCCCCAATATCCATCAACGGCGAGCTTGCCGCTGCTAGTGCCCGTGGATGTGCTTGGCTTTTGTGTGGTCACCGAGTCATAGTATGGTCTGACGATTGCAGCCACGACTCCCCATGAGCGGGTACGGCGGAGGACTTTGCCGCTGACGTTGCCCTCGATCGTCTGGAGATAGCTTCCGAAATTTCTTTCGACAAGTCCAACGTGGTCGACATCACCTGTGTCCCACTGGAAGAGGACGACGTCGCCAGGCTGTGCGTTCCTGCTGGAGACGACGCGTCCTGCTGCACGTGCTGCGTTTAGGATGCTTGGGCAGTATGCCCCTGGGAAGCCTGCACATCTTGCTCCTGCCTGTGCGAGGCACCATGAGACAAACATTGCGCAGTACGGCACGCCTGTCGCTCCGTACCATGCCTGTCCAGTCTGCTGTGCGAACCATCTGCCGTACTTTGTACCTGCCGCTGGATCTGTGTAGCGGCTGTACCCGATTTCTCCGCGTGCCACTGAGAGCACGTCATTCGCATTGTTAGCCATGTCTTATTCCTCCACTGGTGTGGCGACGTCAGGCTCGTCATGCTTGTCCTGTGCCTGAATGAGCTTCTTGAGCTCGTCCGTGAGCTCTTCTGTCTGTGTCTCTTCTGCCATGTCATTTTCCTCCTCGCTTTATAGCGATATGTGCAGCTTGGAAAGCGCCTGCTTGATCTTGTCAACAGTTCCGCTCAAGCTCGTGACCTTCTCAGTGAGCGAGTCAATCGATGCGAGCTTGTCGTCGAACTCTTTGGAAAGCGTGTCCTTGAGTGCGTCGAGCTCGTCTTCCTTAGCCTTTGCCTTGTCTATGTACGACTGCAGTAGCTCGTCGTATGACTTGAGCGTGCTGGTGTCCTCGTATGGCGTGATGATTTGGATGGCGAAGCGGTCCGTGGTGTAGGTGCTGCCGTCCTTGGTATAGACGAAGTATGCGAGTGCTGTGCCTGTCATCTGGCACAGCTTCTTCTTGTCTGGCGTGGTGCTTAGCGTGCTGCCGCTGACTGTCGCCTCGCCCTTGTAATAATGCGCTCCGTCAGGCAGTTGCGCGACGAGCCATGCCGTCGCTCCTGTGAGGTCCGCTGGCGTTCCGTCAGTACCAGTGATGGTCGCAGATAGCGGCGTGTCCTGGTCACCGAACATGACCGTCACCTCGCGCCCGTCGTACTTGATTGGCGCAAGCCTAAGATTTAGCTCTGCCATTATATTAAACCTCCTCCCCGATGCTACTCAGGGCTTGATTGATTACATTGATTACGCAGTGCGTTGATAGAACGTGACTTCCGTCGTGCCGATGGTAAGCGTGCCGATGCTTGACCACGTGCCGCCGAGTCCTGACGTGTCGAGTGTCGCCGTGCCTGCTATTACCGCGCCCGCTGGATAGAGCATTGTCGATATGCTCGCGATTTTGCCTGGGATGATGTCGCCGTCGCTATGAACTGCGAACGCATTAGAACGAGATGAGTCTGCAGTACCGTTACCTACGATGAAGAGAGCGTCAGCATCGTCAGCGTTGAACTTTCCTCGCACAGTCTGATATTTTGCTCTTGCTCGTGTGTGATACCCGCCAGCGCTGGATGCGACCCCGCTTGCTATTGTGTTTGAGCCTTCAGCATGTGATGAGTCCCCGTTTGCTATTGTGTCTGAGCCTTCAGCATGTGATGCAATCGCAAATGCTTTTGTGTATGAGCCTTCAGCATGTGATGCGATCCCGTTTGCTATTGTGACTGAGCCTTCAGCATGTGCTGCGCGCGCCAATGCTTGTGTTTCAAACCCCTCTGCATGAGCGCCACTCTGCCCTTTGCTGAGAACTATGTATGTACGGTCTCCTTCCGCGTGTGAGTAGCTCGCAGATACCGTTTGGTTTCCTTCTGCGTGGGCACCATCGGCGCTGGCGTTTGTCTTGTAACCTTCAGCCACTGAGTACATACCGACGGATGAATTTTCTAGCTTTTCACCGAGCGTGTAGCCTGTCCCGTCGTAGATTGGCGTGCTTATGACATTGTCGGTGCTGATGGTGATGCCGTTGCCTGCCGTGTAAGTGGCTCCGCTTCCGCTGCTGCTTGCCTTGTCTATCGCATCTTGTAGTCCTGTGATCTCTGCCATTGCATGCGTATGACTTGTCTCGGCGGCTCCTATTCCTGCTGGTGTGATGTCTACTGTGACTGCTTCCGTGCCGTCGTAGCTCGCGGCTTGTGTTCCGTTTTCGCTAATGGTTAGCGCTGATGGGTTAGGTAGTGTTGTTGGGACTGTTGGTATTTCCGTGGCGTCTGCCTTTTTCGCTATTGCTGACTTGAGTGCGTCGACGTCTGCCTGATGTGTTTCTATGGTCTCCTTGGTCGAGACCTCTGCCATCGCGCTTTCTGACTGTGCTTTTGCCTCGCTTGCCGTCTTCTTGATTGCTGACACGTCGAGCGTGGCGTATGCTTCGTTCGCCTTGTCGATGGCGCTTTGTGCGTCCTTGACGAGTGCTTCTAGCTCGTTGTCGTATGTCTCTGCTGCCGTGGTGTCGCTGAGTGCGTCGTTGAGGATGTCTATGCCGAAGCGGGCGGTACTGTAGATCGTACCGTCCGTCGCTTCGAGCGTGAAGTATGCGTTGTCCGTGTGTCCGGGGATTGTGCCTATCTTGGTCTCGTCTATGACTGCTGTTACGTCGCTGCCGTTGATTGTTGCTGTCTCACGGTAGTAGTGTGTCCTATCTGGCAGTTGTGCGACTATGTGTGCGGTGTAGCCTGTGAGGGTTGCCTTCTCTGTCCCGTCGTAGATTGTTGCGGTTATCGTGAGACCGTGCTTGTCGCCTTGTGCGATTGTTATCTCGTCGCCTGCTGGTTGGGTTCCCTTGTTTAGGTTGAGTCGTATGTGTGCTGTGTTCATGCCTCCTCCCTGCCGCGTGAGAACGGCATCCGTTGCTGCGTGTGTGCTCGCTGTTCTCTATTAGTCTATGCTGCGGTGATGCCGTTGATGTTTCCGGCGAGGCTTATGCTGAGCGATACGAGTGCCTCGTCCTCGCTGTTGGTGCTGTTGGTGATGCGCGTGCGCTTGCCTGGCTTGTAGAGCGCGTAGCGGACGGTGAGCCCTCCCTTGGTCTTGCCTGCTTTCGGGTATAGGAGCCATTCACCTGGGAACTCGTCGATTGCGAAGTTGGCGGGGATGATTAGTGCTGCGCATGGGAGCATTGTGCTGAGGCTGCTGCTGAAGCGCTCCGTCCACTTGATGTTAGTCGGGCAGTATGCCACCATTCCGTGGCTGTCGCTGAAGAATACGGGGATGTCGTGAATGTCGTGGAACATGTTGGTGTCCTTTCTCTCTTGTTGCTGTTAGTGTGCGGCGCGCCGTTCCGTCTGACATGCTTATAGTAACGCGTTGCGTGATATTATCATCCATCATTCTGATAATCTCATTGCGTTCCATGATTTTGTCACATTTGGTTCTGAGTGTCCTGTTGCGTGTCATGGCATGGCTCCGCGTGCGTCATCAGCGGCGCCGCCTCCGCGATTACGCGGTCTGCGAGCGCAAGCGTGCGTGCCGTCTCTACGAGTGATGTTGCTCTGTCTTGCTGCCCGTGGTGCCACCATTTGCTGAGCACGGTGCGGACGTCTTGCTGGTCGCATTCGAGTAGCTCTGCGGCTACTCTGAGCTCGCTTTCCGTGAGTCGTGCCATTTGCTTTCTCCGTGTAAGTCTCTGCGTTCCTGCATGCTTTCGCTGCGCTTTACAATGAGCAGGAGCGCGCCGTGTCGTCATGCCCGCGGTGCGCTCCTCTCTGTGCCTACGCTGTGACTTGCTGTGTGCCGCGTTGCTTCTTGGCGGGAGCGTGTGTCTCATCGTGGAAGCAGTGGTTGCAGTACCAGTGTGTCTCCTCGTGGAAGCAGTGGTTGCAGTACCAGCGCGTGGCGGTGGTTCCTTCCGTAATGACGCGGACCATTGGTGTGCCGCATACTGGGCACGCTTGTATCTGCGGTGTCGTTGCGCCTGTCATTAGGCGTTCGCCTCGGTGCTTGTCGCGTCGGCTTGCTCAGTGCTACTCTCAGCGCTTGCCTCTGCGTGCTGCTCAGTGCTTGACGCAGTGGTGAGCGTTATGATTGGCGTGTCGGACTGAACGTCTGACGGCTTGCCTGTCGCAGCGCTCACGCCTATGAGCGCACCAATGAGTGCGCCGATTGAGTTCAGCGTGAGGACGATAGCGTCAACGTTCGCCAGTCCCCATGCAGGACCGACAGCCCCGACGAAAACCGCGAGCGCGGGCATGAGGATGAGCCCTATCCACTTCAGGACGTTGTAAGCCTTGCTAGGAATAAAGTATTGCATGATATGCCTCCATTACGAGCCGTTCTACCTTGTCATGTAGTCGCGGCGTTTTTTGGTCATACGGGAAGGCTTGCGGCGGCTGTCACCGAGCTGCCACTCGTAGCCTGCGTGCTGACTGCGGAAACCGTATGCGCACCTGCGGACGCACTCTGGCGTGAAACCGTCAGCTGCGGTAGAATCGATACTGGGGTACTCTCTGACTACCTCGCCATCTACGAGAGCTGATACCGGGATTGCCCGCGAGTAGCGTGTGTTCTCTGCCGTGCTCAGGTACTCGAGATTGTCGAGTCGGTTGTTGGACTTGTCCTCGTCCCGGTGGTTCACCGTCATGCCCTCTGGGCATTCATAGACGAATGCTAGCATTACGAGACGGTGCACTTTGTATGTATGCGGTCGGTTGCTCTCGTCATAAAGCGTGACGCAGCGATACCCGTCGTGATCTACCTGCGAGAGCTGACGCCCTGCTGCCGTGTAGGAGTACGCTTTGCGTGCTGGCGTGGCGCTCACATGAACCGTGCGATCTAGCGAGCGGACGTTACCAAAAGTGGAAACCTCGTACGATCCCTCATACCCTGGGATTTCCTTCCAGATCTCGACATTTTCCGCATTGATATCGAGGAGCGTATCGTCTATACTGTCAATTACGCTCGCGAGCGTACCGTATAGACGGTCCCATGCCTCCTGTCCCTCTCCGCCGTTCTGTCCTTCAAACTCCTTCCTGTCCATTTTGATCGTTCTCCTTGCCGCTGCTCATTGCGGCAATGCCTCTTACATCCAGCCTCTCAAGGTGTTGTTTGTAGGCTGCGATGTATCCATTTGCGCCTGGCAGTGCATCATATGATGCGTACAGGTCCTCCCACGTCTGTAATTCCTCGCCCGTGATCCATGCTCGCGTGATGTACTTCTCAGCGCTATGGACGAGCTGCGCTCTCATGCTCTGCTGCTGGGCGGTGATGACCTGGTCGAACTTTTGGTCCTGCTCAGCGAGCTTCGCGTCCTGCTCGTCGAGTCGCTTCATAAGCTCCGCGTGCTGGCTTTCTATGAGTGAGTCTATAGTGTCTCGCGAGTTCTTTTTCCATATGAGCGAGACCACGACAACGCATGCGACAATGAGGACCGCCCATATGATCGTGACCGTGTCCTCTCGAGGGTTGCCATGCATTGTCGTGAAATACCCGATAGCCCCAGTGGCTACGAAGCTCACAATTGTGAGTATAGTATTCAGGAGGCTGTGGCTGACGTATGCGTCGCCTTGCTGTGTGTCGTGAGTATCATCCATTATTTCTTTCCGAGTCCCACAACGCGCCTGATATAGAAGTACTGACCTGACTGTTTGTACGTGCCATTCACACGTATTACGCCTCCGTTTTCCCAGACGATCTCACTCGCATGATGCATAATGCGGAATGTCGCGCTCTTGACGTACATATCGACATTCCAGTGCGCGTCAGTGAACTCGACGACAAAGTCATCGCCATCATTCGTGTCGATGACTTGGCTGCACCAAACTCCATCATCGGTTTGGGCACTGATTACGAGAAACTCGTAATCATGAGAGTCAGGGAAACTTATGCGAGTGAAATTTGACGTCGTCTGGAAGAGCGTTGTTCCGATAGCCATGTCGCCTTTGGTTGCTTCTATAGTTCCATTGTCGGTAATTGCAAAAGCATTACTTCTTGATTTATCGCTGCTTCCGTTTCCAACGATAAAAAGGTACTTGTTCCATATATCTGCGTCATTGTACTTTCCGAATACCGCTTGCCCGTCACGCTTTGCTATCGTACCGATGCCGATTGCGTGTGAGTAATCACCTGATGCCTTACTGCCGTTCCCCTCGGCGTGTGAGTAATCACCTGATGCCGTACTACCGTTCCCCTCGGCGTGTGAGTAAACACCAGATGCGATGCCGTCCCCTTCGGCGTGTGAGGAAGTACCTGATGCTGTGCCGCCCTCTGCGTGTGAGCAGTAACCTGATGCGATGCCGCCACCCTCGGCGTGTGAGTAATCACCTGATGCCGTACTACCGTTCCCCTCGGCGTGTGAGTAAGCACCTGATGCGGTGTTGTTACCCTCCGCGTGTGAGCAGTAACCTGATGCGGTACTGCTTCGCCCCTCGGCGTGTGAGTAATCACCTGATGCTGTGCTGCCATTACCATCGGCGTGTGAGCAAACACCAGATGCGGTACACTTGGTTCCAGTTGCTATGGAGTTGTAGCCAGATACGTGGCAGTGATTGCCGATTACGAGCCCCGGAGTTGATATGTCATTATCGCTACCGAGATTTGTGCTTATAAGCCCAGTGGTCTTACTGTAGTAACTGAATACAATTTTCGTTCCTGTCGATGGTGCAGATGCTAGTATCAGATGATATGCTGAGCTGTACTCCCAGGTTCTGTATGACGTACCTGTACCTGTACCTGACGCATCATATGTCCATGTTATCCCGTCGACAGTGAGCACGTAGTCTGATGTGTGCCCGTTAGGTTGTGTCCATATATCGAATGTTTTTGTGACACCATCTCCAGTAAAATTTTGAGTTATATACGTCCCACCTCCTTTTTGGTAGTCTGCTGTGTCAATTATGTGCATCGGAGTTTTACCTTCCGGAGTTGTAATCGTCACCTCCTGGTTTTTGATTGTGAAGTGTGTCTCGCCATCAGCACCGATTTGCTGCCCGTCTTTGCCCATCGAGGCGACTACTGTGCCGTCTGGTAGGACTGTCTCGAAGCTGCCACTTGACGAGACGTGTGCGCGAGCGGTTGAGTATGTCTTCCCGCCGTCATCTGACTTTCCGACAGTTACTCCTGTCGAGTCCTCTCTGATGATTGTCGAGATGTCGTCCTGCGTTTTGATGACAGTGGTGAGTGACTTGTGGTCTTGCGTGACTGTGGTCCCGAGATCTGCTTTGGTCCCGTCGTCTAGCGTTACGGTTGCGTCCGCTTTCGTTGTGAGTTCCGCTGCGGTTTGCTTGACGAGCGTGCCGAGCTCTGCGTCTGTCCCGTCGTCTAGCTTTACGGTTGCGTCCGCTTTCGTCTCGATTTTCGCAGCGTTCTGCTTGACGAGCGTGGCGATCTGTGCCTTGCTGCCGTCGTCTAGCGTGACGGTAGCGTCTGCCTTGGAGTTGATTGTGTCCTCTAGCGCGTCGGCTTTCTTCTCGGCTTCTGCTGCCTTTGTGACTGCCTCTGCCGCCTTCGTCTCTGCCTCAGTCGCGCTTTTCGTAGCCGCTGCGATTTCGCTGCGTGTGCGGTCTCCGCCACCTGGTGTGCCGATGACGGTTGGCGATTTTGCTGTTCCGTTAGATCCGACGACTGTCGCGAGCACGGTGTCGCCCTCACGGATATCACCAGTCGTTGTGACAGGCACGGATTGCTGCCCGTCTGCTGTGACGGCGTTCCCGCCGAAATCGACGCGTACTGTCCCGTCAGCGCTGTCTTCTGTCGCTGTGCCTGTGATGACGTGCGTCTCTCTTGCATGCGTGGAGGCTTCCTCTATGCGGCTCTTGCCGAAAAGCTCGCGTGCGAGGTCGTTCTTGCTGAGTGCCATGGTTTTATATCTCCTTGAGCGTGAGGTCGCACGTCCACGCTCCGCAGTCCTTGTCGATGTCCTTTACGAGGTACTTTTTTGACGTTCCGTCTGCCTCTATGAGCCTCGCGATGTCGCCCTGATGTATGGGCAGCCATCGCGTCGTAATTTGCCGAGTTATAGTCTCCGTGCTGTCGGATAGCAGGTACTTCCTCGCAAGCTCCGTCGCACGTGCTGCCGTTTGCGGAGACATGTCGTTCTCTGTGTGTATCTTCGCTACCGTGTATCCCCTGCGTGCGGATGAATACCTGCTCGTGGCATCAACGTCCGCCCCGCCTATGAGCTCGAGGTCGTTGTCGCCTTGGTATACGACGATACTGCGGTTCGATACCTTCCCTGGTTCTTCTTCCCATGACCCGTCAGATGCCGCCACAATTCCGCGCGTGTCTCTCATGTCGAGTACCCAGTCCTCTGTGCGTTTCGCTGGTTCTATGTATGGTGCGAGCGTTATGCGACCGTGTTCGTCGCAGCTGAGGCGGTCGCTTGCCGTGTTTGCGATATCGAAAAGGTCTGAGAGGAAGCTGTCGCCTATCTCATAGACGACCGTCGAGCTGTACCTGTAATCGTGTGCTTCTGGAAGGATTGAGCTCGTCTTTCCGCACGTGTCGCAGATACGCCTGAATGCATCGAATGCAGTTGCGCCCTCGCCGATTGCGTAGTGGCATGGGAGCATGTCTGCGTCGAGCGCCCACAAAACTGATTGCAGCTCGAATTTCGTACTTGTGTACGTGTGTGCGATTTTTGTTGGTATGAGCGTCGCGAGCTCTTCTGAGTATCCGTAATCGGGGCACGTGTGGATGAGCCTTATCCATGAGCCGTCCTGCCATGTCCCGTCAGCCGCGATTTCTATAGACCCGCTGATGCGTGTGTCCGTGTAGTAACCCTCAGTGAGTGACGCAGTGCCTGCCTTTATGTTCGTGAGCTCGCCGCGTACCACGTCTAGATTGTGCGGGTCGATCATGTACGCGTGGAGTTCGTCGCGTCGCGTCCCGTCACGCCATATCTCTGCGATATCTGCCATCTATACCGTCTCCGCTGTCTGCGATACGCTGACTTCCGTCAGCATCCATGAGCGCTGTAGCGAGACGTCCGACACGGCGACGTCGAACCTTGTGCCGTATGGTGTCCT